GTTGGCTCCGCGCGTCCAGACCCACATGAGCAGCGTGTGGCAGGCCTCGGCGGTGTACAGTAGCTCTCCTCCTACGGCTGGCTGATTGATTGTCTCACTGGCTACGTCGAACAGCGTGACTACCATAGCCAGGTCGAACCTGGCGATGTCCTCAGCGTTGCCGATGAGAGGCTTGATGGCATCCACCCCGTAGGTGTAGTTGGCCATGGTAGCGTTGCGGGGGTTAGCCAGCCACAGCAGACGCGTACGAGCCCAGGTTGTCTCCTGCTGGATCTTGACCAGCTTGGCTTGCCCTGATGAACGGATGTCGCTCATCTGTGCAATCTCTTCTGGGGTCAGACCGCTGATCTCGTCCAGGACTACCAGACGACGGTCATTGAGAGGGATGACTCCCCAGGTAACAACCCAGTCCTTCTGCCCGATCGTCTGCAGACCTCCCACTACACCCGCGAAGGAGGCTGCCTCACAGGAGATCATCTCGCCCGCACCGTAGTGAGACATCATGCGTTGTGCTGCTTGAGATTTGCCGGTTCGTGTGTCTCCCAATATGAGGCTCTCCAGCCATCCACGGTGGATGTACTCCCCGGCAAAGTTGAAACTGATCACGGAGTGGTAAGTCAAGTCCATCACAGCGTGCATCTCAGGGCGTCCGTGCACCCTAGTGATGTGCTCCGAGAGCGCACGGTTGATCTCTGCTACCTTGTGCAGAGGTCTACCATTGCCCTGGAACCGCTTCATGAGAGCGATGGACTGATCCGTGAGTTCGAAGCGATCAACCGAAGTCTCCATCCCTTCCAACTCACTCACCAAGAACTCGTTTCCCTGAGTCCTTGGGTTTGGCTGCAACGCTCCGGTGATCTGTACCGTGTTGTTGCTCGCCGTGTCGTGCCTCCCTACCGATGTGATCTTGATGTTCTTGTACGTGGCGGCTTTCTTGGGGTCGACGATGCTACCGTCTGAGTAGTCCAACGCCGGACGCCCGAACAGGATCTCAACTGACTGGTACTCCGTGATGTCCTGCATCAGCTTTGGGCACTTACCGCCTGGGACACCATAGGCTCCGGCCAGCGTTGCCTTCATCTGCGGCGTGGTGTAGTCAATCATGCTGAGAACCAGCGGGTCGTCCGCATTGATCTCAAGCGTTGCCTCGCCGTTAGCTGCGCGCATCGGGCAGATCGCACACTTGTTCCCGGCGTCCTGCGTGCAGGCCATCTGTACGACCTTGGGGATTGTGTAACCCGGTTCCTTACGACCCTTGATCGTGACGATCGTAGTCAGCGGCGTGCCGACGTTGTGAGCGTCAAACGTATCTAGCACTGTCGCGAGTTCCTGCTTTGACTTAGTGCCCGAGCCTGCTCCGCGCCGTTTGTTAGCCGGACGAGCCTTGCTCATCAGTTCGCGGAAGTCAGATGGGTAGTGTTCCAGGAGAAAGTCAGTCACATCCTTGCCGTGTTTCTTCTCGCGCGGATAGGGCAGCTCAATCACGCGCACATCTGCTACGTGGCGCAGTGATCTAGCGATCACGCGGTCAGCCTTTGAGCCCTTGTCGTCGCGGTCGTTGCAGAGGTACACGGTGCGGTCCTTGAAGAAGCTGCCCCACTCGGCGAGCCAGACATCTGCAGCGCCGGTGCGTGTTACGGCAGGAATGCCGTTCTGTAGCAGCAGCAGAATGTCCCACTCACCTTCTCCGATGACGATCTCAGACGGGTCTAGGTCAAACACGGAGATAGGGTACAGACGATTGGGAGATCCGTAGCCTGACTCAGACCAGATCTTGCGGCGCACAGCGCCAGGGCTGGGATCATAGAACCTGACGTTCCAGATCTCGTTCTCTGGTCCGCGCACGGGAATGGTGTAGATGCGTCCTGAGTCGTAGCCGATCTCATACTTCTCAATGGTCTGCTGACTCAAACCTCTCACTTCATCAAGCCAACGCATAGCTCCTGCGTTACTCAGCAGTGCGCTGTGCCATCCCTTGATGTGCCCCTCGGTGAGAGTACGCTGTTTGGAGGTTGGCGCGGGTGCATCTGGGTCAGGGCGGTGGTGGTTACCATTGAGCGTTGGCGCTGGCTGCCACTCTGCCTTCTTGCCCATGAGCCTGACGATAGGCATGCCTCCGCATACATTGCAGAAGAACACGCCCTTGTCGATATTGATGCTGGCCGACCTCTTGTTGTCTTGATGTAGAGGACAAACCAGATTCCACTCACGAGTTACCTCGCCTGTATCACGATCCACATTCTGGTGTGTGGGGTGGTCGCCCTCGAGATAGGGCGCAAGGAGATCGAATTGACGACGCGTGAGAGCCACTGGGGAGAGGACCCTACGCTGCCGGAACAATCCGGTCGGACGACCTGAGCTTGTTCGTGATCTCTGTCTTGAGCTCTTTGTACCTCTGGATGAACTGCCTGACTTCGCACATGTGTAGGAAGTCCTGGTAGTTGTCAACCAGATCATCGAACTCTTCTTCCCTGGCGTCTTCCCAGGAGAAGATCCACAGAGCCTTGCGCTCAGTGTACTTGATGACTTCGTACTTGAAGCCACCCAGCGCCAGCACAGTCGCTAGCGCCATGTCGTCCGTCCGGAATGTCCCGTCAGCAGCAGGCATCTTTAGGGAGTGAAGGGGTTCTCGACGTCGTCTTGGCGGAGCCCCTCGATGATCGCAACCTTCATGCGATCGGCAGCACCGCGACCCTTGATCGCCGGAAGATCATCCAGCTGGCGATCGGTCCACTCCTGCTTCAACTGCTCGAGATCCCACGAGTCGTACTCGTCTTCAGGAGCCTCGTCAGTTGCTTCCCCGCCCGCTTCGGCAGGCGAGCCTGCGGCCTCGTCATCGGCGCGCAGAGCCTCGATTGCCTTCTTGCTCTTGGCACCGCGACCACCCGGCATCGTGAGACCACGATCTTCGACCTCACCGAGCAGATCCTCTTCGGGCCAATCTTCGTACTTGCCGACCTCCTCGTCGTTCTCGTCCTCGCGGACGGGATCGTACCCATCAGGGTACTCAGAGGTCGTTGCAGCCGCGTCGTCCTCATCAGGACCGACGGGCTTGGCTGTGCTGCTCTCGGAGACGGAGCCTCCCAGATCATCTTCGGAGTCGCCCGGCTGCGGTGGGAACAGACCCGCTTCCTTGACCGTGGGCTCTCCTTCGTAGCTGTCGGGGTTGAGCTTGACGCGGATGATCTTGCCCGCCACGTCCTTCTCGAGATTGAGCTTCCCCTTGTCCTTCTTGCCGATGGCCCGGATGAGCTGCTTCAGCTTCCAGTCACTGGCATCGTTGAGACCGACGTAGGTGAAGACCCAGTCGAAATCAGCACCGACGTTGAGAGCAAGCCGGATGTCGTTGGCCGGACTGCCGTCGTTCTTCTCGGTGCGGTGCTGCGCCTGCATGATCTTGGCAACCTTGACGCCAGGCTTTGCCTTGACGCCTGTGCCGCCACCAGACTCCTCGACGTCAGTGACGTCGTAATCGAGGATTGTTGGCAAGTTATTGCCCCCTTCTTCCCCGGCCACGCCGGGTGGTCGTAGATGCCGCATTGGCGCGGCCGGACTTCTTGCTTTCCTCAATGGCTGCCATGAGCTTACCGACGGTCGGATTGTCGACATAGCCCTTGGGGAAGGCATCGTACTGATCCTTCGCATACCAACGAGGAGACTCCTTCACGTGCAACCGCCGCCACTGCACACCCTCATCGTTCTCCATCAACTCCAGGAAGCCGACTAGGTTTGCGTAGCCGCAGATCTTCTCCGTCATCTGCTTACCCTGCACGTATGGGCGCAGAAGCGTACCACCTTCGTCGTTCGTGGGGTGATTGCCCTCGAACGGGTGGGCCATGATGCCGAAGTGGAATGTGTTGCAGCCTACCATGTGCCGCACCCATTGTTGAATGCGCTCCATGTTGCGACCATACTCGCCCTTGTCCAGCCCACCCTTCGGTGTGAGAGCTAGACGATCAGGACGAAGCAGAGTGGTGGCCTCCCAGATGTCGTCCAGCAGAACGTCCTGGGCGACTGAGATGTTGTCCCACCACACCCAGTTGTATCCGTGGTTGCTCATCCGTAGATGCTCCAGGACCTTGCCCATGTCCTCCCAGGTACTGGCTACCACCTGGTCAATCATGCCTGGGTGGTGCTGGCTGGCCTGGAGTACGCGGGAAGGGATCAGGTCCATCGGCGAGCGAATGATCAGGGTCTTGATCCCTGCCTCCGCGCCGCTGCCGATTAGAGAGGTCTTTCCCCAACCAGGGAATGAGTGGATGACGCAGCGCACCCAGTCAAGACGATCAACAGGGCTGATCTGCGGCGATCCGTCTGTGGGATCGCTCTGCATCGCGGCAGGTACCGCTTGCAGCTTTGCGCCTCTACCCGCCATGCGTGAGCCCCTCGATGTATTCGTTCAGTGTGTTGATGTACGACAGGAGGATCTGGCATTCCGCCGGTGTGACTGAGGCAGAGAAGCCCTCGCCCTCTGCCGAGTGCTCCAGCTTTCTGATTGCTGCTGCGAGCTCAGGCTGCATGTTTGCCTACCCTTCCGTGCTTATTGCGGCGACGCTGACGACCCTTCTCACGAAGCTTCTTGTTCTCACGCTTGCTCATCCCGAACATGGGACGGTTCTCGGTTCGTGCGTGAATGCGGCCAAACAAACGCTTGTTCTCTAGCGTCTGCTCATGCCACGCGACCACAGCACCCTCGCCACGCTCGCGAACTTCGTCGGGCAGCCCGCACTTCTTGCAGCACTCCTTCTCTGCGTCATGAGAGAACTTCGCCTTGCAGTTGGGACAGATCGGGATCATGCTTTGATTGATCCTTCCTTGATGGTGTCGAGCTTAACGGCTTGTACCGTGAAGACGTCGCCAGCAATGTAGCTGATGGGCGTGGAGGTATGAGCAGGATCGAACGTGCGCGAAGCTACCAGCCCGTTCTTCAAGATGAGATAGCCCTGGGCTCCGGGTGGTCTGTCCCATGCGATGTACATGAGAGTCTTCGTGCGCATCTTGTACTCGCGTAGGTTGATGTCGTTGGTCAGCGTCTCGCCGCCAAACGTACCAGACCCGAATTGTCCCGACCCCATGTGTTGCATCTCAGATCTCCATTCTGGCCGGAAGGAAAATTCGATTCTGTGAAATGTAGGACAAATCGCTCAGAAGACCCCTCTTGGTGGCCGACTGCTTGCTGGTTGCTTGCACAGCAACCCTGCGGGGGCAAGGTGCTGTGGCGGCACCGCTTAGCAAAGCACCAACTTCGCCACAGTCAGACAGAGGGGTCTTCTCAACGACCATCGTACACCTCATGCTCAGCGTATGGTTCCCAGGTGTAGGTGGTCTGGTCACGGAACGTCGCCCAGTCAGCACCTACCTCGTGCAGTTCGCAAATATCCCTTGCTGGGCAACCAGGACAGGTGAACTGCCCCGGACTCTTGCCGATCTCGAGCTCGCCGCTACGCAACATCTCCGTGCGGCGGAAGTCCGCCATCGCCCGGTGCTTGGCCATCTCGCGGTCTGGCTCGTCGCGGAAGATGGGCATGCGCATGAAGTAGGGCGATGGTTGCTTCTTGCTGTCGCTGCCGTCCAAGTTGAGGTAGATGCGCTTACCCTTCTCGACGCGGGACTGCCTCTCATCGGGCAGGGCTTTCCGCATGAAGTTGTAGAGCATACCGGCCAGCTTCTGCTCTGGCTTCAGGATTCCCGACGCGTACAGGTACTCAACTCCGAACGACCAGTATGCACCGGCCTGGTCATCCATCTGCAGATATGCGAGTTTGCTATCGCTCAGAGAGGCAGCGCTCTTGTGGTCGGGGATCCAGAGCTCCTTTGAGCTGCGGTTACGCCACACACCGTCCAGAACGCCGGTATACCAGAACCACGGCTCACCCGCAAGAGCAGTTGTTTGGGTGCCATCGAGGCTCCATCTATCAATGGTGTGATGCACGAGAACTTTGAAGGGGTGCTCGGTGACGAGAACCTCCCACTTGTCGTCTTCTCCGTACTCGTCGACGTAATTCTCCATCATGGCGACGCCGAGCTCTAGCGCGTCTACCCACTTGTCGTCCTCTTCCATCCGCGCACCGAACTTGCTCTGGTTCTTGCGCAGATCTGCCTTGTAGGCACGAGTGAAGGCTTTTGCGGGGTGTGCTCCCCGCTTCACGCCGGGAATGTAGTACGCTGCCAGTGCTTTGTGCACGAGCGTACCGAAGCGTAGAGCCGGGCGATCCTCACCGGACTTCAGGTTCTGGTTGTACGTGATGTCCCATAGGAACTCACAACGCTTCATGGTCCCGCGCTCTGAGGTACGGAGCATCGGCAGATTGGCCGGGGCACTGCCGTTCACCGCATTGCGGCTACTAGGACCCCTACGGGCTGAGCTCTCCCGACCAACCTGCCGTTGCTTCGCACTTTGCCTTCCCGGCATTCAATCCTCCCTCGTGTCTTGTTGCTGAGTATTTGGTGAGGGACCGGGCAACCCGTTTCACCCAAACCCGATCCCTCACCAGCCGTCGTTCACTACAGCGGGGAGTATACCGGACCGGGCACCGGCGCGCTAGTCCCCACTAGCTGCCCCGCTCTTTACAGGTTAGTGGTGGCCAATACCTGGCCCTGGTCATCCTGAACCTCAAACCAGGCATGACTCAGTACCCAGTCTTTGGCCTCTTGTACGGCATCTCCCGGATCATCTGCCTCTACCGGCAGAACTTGGTGATTACCGTCACCAAACTGCATTAGGACATCCATGAAACCTCCCTTGTATTTGTCCCTCGCGCGCGCGAGACCCACTACCAGATGAATCCCTCCCCCGAGCGCACGCGTGCGCCTAGGAGAGGATTTCACCCGGAGTGG